CAAAGAGTATGCGCCTTATTGGCAATATATAGCTGTAATGGATAGTAATACTAGACCCACTCATGCTGATTGGAATGTTTTAGTTTTTAAGGCCGATGATCCATTTTGGGATTATGCCTACCCTCCTAATGGATTTAATTGTAGATGTACGGTAAGAACATATACAGAAAGACGATTTGAAAGAGTAAATTTACCTATAGAGGATTCTAAAGGTAAAATTAAGACTGAAACTGTAGAGATAGCTGGAAAATCAATTAAAACTAAATCTTATAAAGGTAAGGTTATAGATCCAGGATGGGACTATAATCCAGGAAAAGAATATTTAAAGGTTAAATAAAGTTATGGTAGATAAATTTACTACATTAATAGAAGATGCTAAATTAAGAGCATATTTTAGTCAGATAAAACAAAAGGGGTTAAATCCTAAACCCTTAATGGAAAAATTAGGTACGATTGTTTTTCAAGCAGTGGAGGAAAATTTTAGTCAACAAGGAAGACCAAAATGGGCATCCTTAACTTCTAAAACTTTAGAATCTAGAGCTGAAAAGGGTTACACAGGACCAATATTGCAAAGAACTGGAACTTTAAAACGATCTATTACAAAGAAAATAACGGATACATCCGCAATAGTAGGAACTACATTAGACTATGCGGCTATACATCATTTTGGAGGAAAGATTAATCATCCTGGTGGAACAAAATATGGATATTACAAAGGAGGAGGTTTTGGATGGAAAAAGAAAAGCAATCCAAAATATATTGGAATAACAAAACCACATAATATAGATATGAAAGCAAGACCTTTTGTTCATGTAATGGCTGAGGATATAAATGAAATGGTAGAAGAAACAGGAAAATTTTTAATAGATTAATAAATATAGTAAATACGAAAAGGAGGAACTAATTAATGCCATACACAATAACTAATTTACCCTCTCAAGCTAAAGGGTTAACAGAGGATCAAAAGAAAAAATTTGTAGATATAGTTAACGCCTTATTAAAGGAGGATATGGAAGAAGGAAAAGCAATAGCTGTAGCACTTTCTAGGGCTAAACAACCTAGAGCTTATCGTAATCAGAGAACGAATATGTCAGAATTCTTTGAAAATCAGTGGGTTGAGGTTTTTAGTGTAGGAGAACAAACTGATGCTAATGGAAATACTCGAGAATGGACAGATGCTGATTTAAATAAGATTGTATCTAATTATAAAACAAATAAGCACGAGGCGCCTTTAGTTGTAGGGCATCCAAAAGAAAATGCGCCTGCATTTGGCTGGGTGGAAGAACTTAAAACCGATGGAAAATTATTATTTGCTAAATTTAGGCAATTAGTTCCTGAGTTTGTAGATGCAGTTAAACAAGGAATGTATAAAAAGCGTTCAATAAGTTTATATCCTGATTTAACATTAAGGCATATAGGCTTTTTAGGCGCAGTTCCACCGGCTGTTAAGGGGTTGGCTGATATAAAGTTTAAAGAACAAATAGAATCTATAATAATAGAGTTTAATGAATTAAATAATGAAAAAGGAGACATTGACATGACAGAAGAACAAATCAAAGAATTATTAAAAGAGGCTCTTAAAGTGCAAAAAGAAACTTTAGATAGTGAATTTGCAGAGCAGTTTAAAAAATTAGAGGAGGCTAATACTAAACTTTCCGATGAGTTAGATACATTTAAAGAAAAGAAAGCCGATACACCTAATTTAAAACCCGAAGACAAAAAACCTGAAGATAAAGATTTTGAAAATTTAAAACTTAATCAAGATGAGTTCAAAGAAGCTTCAGTTAAGGTAGCTATAGAATTAGCGGAATTAAAGAAAGATAACACTTTTCTTATTGCTCAAAACAAGGCCACTGAATTAAAGAATAGAGTTAGCGAATATAAAGAGTTTGTGAATGAATTACATTCTAATGGTAAAATTGTTTCAGATACTCAATCTGAAATTGTAGATTTGATGGAAGCTTTGCATCAACTTGGAGAAGTTAATTTTGCAGAAGGAAAAGAAAATGCTTTGACTAAATTTAAGGAATATCTTAATAAGCAACCTAAATTAGTGGAATTTGAGGAAAAGGCAAATAAACCAAAAGTTTTAGATACTAAATCCGCTGATTTTCAACTTAATAAATTAGCCGAAGAGAAGGTTAAAGCTAATGAGGGTATGAGTTTCACAGAAGCTTTAGGACAAGTGCAGGAAGAAAATCCAGAACTTGCTCAAAGATTAGTAGTTGAAATTGACAGTTAAATTCTTAATAGTTTAATTACGGATAGTGTATATTAGTTATAAAAAATAAGGAGATTAAAAATTATGGCATATCAAAGTTCACCAGTATTAGATTTTAGTTTCGAAGCTGCTGAAGATTTAAGTAGCTATCAATATCAGTTTGTAAAAATTGATACATCTGGGAAAGTTAGACTACTCAATTCAGCTGTTGAGTTACCTGATGGGATATTACAAAATGATCCAGCTTCTGGAGAAGAAGCAACGGTAAGAATGTTAGGAATTTCAAAAGTAGCTGCTAATGGTGCTCTTGACGAGGGAACGTTTATTAAACCTGAATATGTTAGCGGCACGGACTGTGGAAAAGCAGCTGATGCGGTTGCGGAAAAGGGAATGATTTGCGGGCGGATTGTTGATGCTTCATCAGCAGAAGACGACCTTGCAAGTGTCTTTCTTACTCCTTACATCGGAGTCTCAAAGAATAAATTAGTTGTTACTACAGATGACACCGCTGGAGTATCAACCTATACAGCAGCTCAGGTTCTGGGCGGGTTAATCTTAAGAGATCCTGCAGGCGGCGCCCGTTCTGATGTTACTCCGACAGCTGTTTTATTATTAGCTGCAATGGAAAATCCTCAAGTTGAAGATTCTTTTGAATTTACTATAAGAAATACAGCGGATGCGGCTGAAACTATTACAGTCACAGCAGGTGTAGGTGTAACTTTAGAGGGAACAATGACTATTGCACAAAATAATACAAAACGTTTCTTATGTGTAGTCACAGCCTCAACCACAGTCACTATATATAGTTTAGGAACAGTAGTTCATTAATTTTAAAATAGGAATATAAAATATTTTAAATTAAATGCAAAATTAAGGAGATTATATTATGCCAACAGCAAAATCAATTGTCACAGCAAGTTCTTTAAAGAACGCATCAATTCATTACTCTAGTCCTGAGTTTATAGCAGGACAAGTATTTCCAATTCTTAAGGCTAATGACCCTACAATGAAAATCACTAAATACTTAGCAGCTGATTATTTTAGAAATGACGCTGGAGTAAGGGGTGAGGGTGGTGAAGCTAGAAGAGGCGGATTTAAAACCACCGAACAAACCTATAAATGCTTAGAAACTGCTTATGCGGTTCCTATTACAGATGAATTAAGACGAAATGCTAGAAAGCAGTCATCTCAACCTTTGCAGCCTGATATTGAAGCTATAGAATTAGCTAAACGGAAGGTGCTTTTAAAAAGAGAATCAGAAGTATCTTCATTAGTAACTACAGGAATTTGGGCAGACGGTGCTGCAGGTGGATCAGATGCCGCAGGTGCGTGGTTAGCTTCCGCTGGAACTAATACATTTAAAATAGACATCAAAGCGGGTTTACAAGCTTTAAGAGCTAGAGGTATTGTATCTGGAGGAAATTTAGAAATAAGATTGCTTCTTGATGATTTAACTTTTGATGAAATTATTGAAATTGCAGCTATAAGGGATCAAATTAAATATACTTCGGATAAATCAGTTACTCCAGAAATACTTGCTAGAATTTTAAAAATAGACAAAGTTATCGTTCCATCTATTATTGAAAATACAGCCAAAGAAACTAAAGCAGGAACGGAATTTACAGCTAGTCGACTCTGGAGAATTAACGCCGATAAAGGAATGGCTTTATTATATGCTTATCCAAAACGTTTGGGGCTAAAAATGATGACAGCGGGCCTCATTGTTAATGATAAATTTGATTCTAGCGAAGGCGGTGGCTATGATAGATTAATGAAATTTAGAGAACCTGGTAATCATCAAGATGTTTATGAAGCTGCTGAAATGCGTGATCAACTTCAAATCTGCGCAGAAGCCGCTTATATGTGGAAAGATACTATTGCAACTTAATTTTAAAAGGAGTTAATTATGGGTTATTGTAGTGTAGAAGATATAGAAGCCGTCATATATAGTGAGGATTTGGTTCAATTGACTAATGATTTAGGCGGCGATACTGTTGATGATACTAAAATAACTGATGCTATATTATATGTAGATTGCATAATTGATGGATATTTAAGGGGTAGATATACTCTACCCCTCTCATCTATCCCGAACGAGTTAAAATATATAGCTATTGATTTTGTAGTTTATAGATTATATAGCCGAAGATTAGTAACTGAAGTTCCTGCGAGTGTAGAGCATAAGTATAAAGAAGTTATTAAATTACTTACAAATATTCAAAATGGTAAATTTAGTCTTGGAGTAGAAGATACAGATGGATATGATGATCCTATTTTAGATACAAATAAATCTACAGCAGTTTCCTCTGTGAATAAATATTATAATGAAGATAAATGGGATGAATACGACGCATGGCTTTAAATACTATAATAGATGATATTATAACTCAATTAAATGATGCCTTAAGGTTAAAAGTAGAAGGATTTCCGGATAATCCAAACGAGTATAAATTATTACATCCTAAAGGAGCTGTTTTAGTTTCTTTTAATAATTCTTCTTATACTCCTCCAGAATCCTTTGAATTTATCCAGCAAGTTAGAACCTTAGAAATTGGAATAACTCTAATTATTAAAGGATTGCGAGATAAAAATGGGGCTTATGTTTATTTAGATTTAATAAATACTACTCTAACAGGATTTAAACCTACAGGATGCACTCAAATGTATCCAGTTAGTGATTCATTCTTAACCGAAAATAATGGATTATGGCAATATGCATTAAATTATAAAATGACAACAGAGAATTACTCAAGTTAATAAGGAGAATAAATATTATGGCAGGACCAAAGGTTGTTGCTTTTAGAGGCATACAAGATTGTAAGATAGCTAAATTACTTACAGATACTGATAGTGAAACTACTTATAATACTATTTTAGACGTTCCAATTAAAAATTTATCTTTTAAACCTATCATTGAAACTTATACATTAAAGCATGATGATAATGATCAAGAAATTGATCAAGTATTACAAGGATATGAAATCACTGGAGCTATGGCAAGGGTTCCTTTAGATGTTTTAGCCGTGATGGAAGGTGGAGAAGTAGCAGCCACTGGTACCGGAGATGCTGAAATACAAACATATACTAATCTATATACAGATATTCCAAATTATTTTAAATTAGAGACTCAATCAACAAGAGTATTTGGTTCAGACGGCACTCCAGGAGATTTACATAATTTATTCCATAAGTGTAAAATTACGGATATGAATCATTCTATAGAAGATGATTTCGCTACTATTGAATTTACTGCAAGGGTTGTTAGAACAGTATATGAAGGTAAACTTAAAACCACTATTATTAATGAAACTGCAGCTGGAATTTCTTAGGTAAAATTATGAGTAGAATAAATACATTTGGAAGTTCCGAAAAATTAAAAGGAAAGGAGAAAGAGATAAGACGTATTTTATCTCTTAAATCTCTTTCTATAGGTATTAATCAATTTCCTATATATTATCCTAATGTAGACTATTGGATTTTTTCAGATGAGAATACAATTAAAGATATTATAAAACTTAATGCCTATAAAGAGCAACGTATAATAACTAATAGACATATATACAATAAATATTCTAAAATATTAAATTGGAAATTTGAAGATCCATTTGAACCTAATCATATTCCTAATCATATAAGTAATTCCGGATGGTTCGCCATATGGTGGGCTATATCCAGAGGATATACTGATATGCATCTGTATGGAATTTTAGATGGAAATTATACTCGTAAACCTAATGGTGATGTAATCTTTAAAAATATATTTAAAGGAAACCATATTATGAAAAGTAAGGATTATGATAGATTTATGAGACAGATTGAAAGGGACTTCAATAAGAAGATTAAAATCTGTCAACCATTAAAATCTATGGATGTTTAGATAAAATAAATATAGTAATTTCTCATTTATAAATTAGAAAATTAGTTTAAGAAAGGAGCACACGATGAGTGATTTAAAGGTGATTAAGGATGTAAAAATTCCTATAGAAGTTAATGGAGAAGTTAAGCATATAAATTATGACCTTAATGCTTTTGCAGAATTAGAAGACATTTATGGAACTATGGAAGATATGCAAGCAGCTCTTGATACAGGAAGTATTAAGGCAATTAGAAAATTTTTATGGGCTGGATTAATACACGAAAACAAAGATCTAACAGAGGAAGAGGTAGGTAAATGGTTTAATGTAATTAGTATGCCTATAGTATCGGAAAAAATTAATGAAGCTCTTGGATTAGCTTTACCTGTAAGTAAAGAAACTAAAAAGGAGACTCCTCCGGCAAAAAAAGCTCGGAACCAAGTTCGGAAGAATTCTTAGATTGGGCTTGGTTCTATTATATAGCTACAGTTATACTCGGTATAGCTAAAGAAGATTTCTGGATAATAACTCCAAGAAAATTAATATTATTATTGGATCAACATATTAAATATCAAATTGCTATATCTGGGGGTGAATCTTCTTCATCTGATGCTTGTATGTCGGATGAGGAATATAACCATAAACAATCTTTAACATTATCTAAAATATAATATAAGAGTTGAAAAAATTATTATGGTAAACAAAGATGTAAATATAAAAATTCTGTTTGATGGTAAGCAATTTACAGACGGAATTGGCAAGGCTCAAAAATCTCTAAAGGCCTTTAAAGACGTGGGGAAAAGGATGGCAATTGCAGGAGCTGCAATGGGAGTAGCTCTTGGTGGAGTTGTTAAGATTGCAGGAGATTTTGAAAAAAGTATGTCGAGAGTCCGAGCACTTTCTGGGGCTAATACCACAGAATTTAATTCCTTAAGTCAAGCTGCTAGAGATCTTGGAAAATCTACTGTATTTAGTGCATCAGAAGCTGCTGAAGGTATGTCTTATTTAGCTATGGCAGGTTATAATACTTCAGAAATTATAGCAGCTATGCCTGGATTATTAGATGGCGCTGCAGCCGGACAACTTGAATTAGGTAGAACTGCGGATATAACTTCTAATATTTTATCGGGTTTTGGAATAGAAGCTAATAAAACTAATGAAGTCATGGATGTTTTAACTGCTACATTTACATCTAGTAATACAACTATGGAAGAATTAGGAGATACAATGAAATTTGTAGCTCCTGTTGCAAAGGCTGCTGGAATCTCTTTAGAACAAACCGCAGCTGCAGCTGGAATTATGGCAAATGCGGGTATCAAAGGAGGTATGGCTGGGAGACAATTAAGAAGTATGATAGTTAGATTAATTGCTCCTCCTAAAGATGCTGCGGATGCAATTAATGAATTAGGATTATCTATAACAGATGAAGCTGGTAAAATGAGACCTTTAGCTGATATTATAACTCAAACTAAGGTTGCAATGGAAGGTATGAGTGATTCACAAAAAACAGCTATGGCGGCTTCTATAGCTGGGAGGGAGGCTGTAAGTGGATTCTTATCTTTATTAGGGGCAGGTGGTCCAGCTATTGCTAACTATACCAAAGAGTTAGAAAATAGTGCAGGAGTTGCTAAAAAAATTGCAGCTGTTCAAACGGATAATTTAGGAGGTTCATTCGTAAAATTAAAAAGTGCTTTAATGGAAGCTGCTATTGCAATAGGTACGGCTTTAATTCCTGCAATTAGATCATTAGTAGATTTAGTTAAAGGCTGGGTTGATTGGTTTAATAAATTATCAGAACCCACAAAAGCCATAATAGCTAAAATAGCGGCTTTGACAGCTGTCCTATTATTAGTAGTTGGTCCCTTATTATTTATTATTGGAAGTATTCCCGTTATATTAGCAGGAATAGGAGCTGTAACTGCTGTAATAGGTGCTATTATAGCTGTAGCTTCTGGAATTGGTCCGTTAATATGGCTTATTATAGCTGCAGGAATAGCTCTTGTAGCAAATTGGGATAAAATTAAAGCAGCAGCTATAGCTGTATGGGAGAAGGGTATTGCCCAATCAATAGCAGATTTATTAAAGAAATTTCCTGAATGGATAAATCAAATAAAAGGTAAAGCAATTGAAATAGGAAAAGCCTTAGTTCAAGGTATTATAACAGGTATTAAAAATATGGCTTCTTGGCTTAAGAATAATTTAAAAGATTGGGCTGGTGGAGTTATAACGGAAATTAAACGACAGTTTCAAATCAAATCTCCTTCTAAAATTACAGAAAAAATTGGAAAAAATTTAGTTGAAGGGCTAAATGTAGGAATATCTAATACAGCCGTTAATTATTCATTTCTCACAGATTTAGTAAACATTACTAATGAAGCTACTAATCAATTATCAGATACTATAACAAGTAATTTAAGTGGTAGCATTGCAGGTGTATTAGATGGCTCAAAGTCTGTAGGTGAAGGTATAAAAGGATTTTTCAGGGGCGTTCAGCAATCTATAATTAAAATGGTGGCTGATATGATAGCAGAAATGATGAAATTATATGTTATTAAACCAATGCTTCAAAGTATATTTTCAGGCTTATCTGGATTTGGCGGAGGTACGGGCGGAGGTTTAATGCAGGGTATAGGAGGAATAGCTAAGGCGTTTGGTGGATTCTTTGCCGAGGGTGGAAGTCCTCCACTTGGAAAAGCTTCTATTGTAGGAGAACGAGGACCAGAATTATTTGTCCCTAAACAATCTGGAACTATAATTCCAAATGGAGCTACAGGAGGACAATCTAATCCTACCTATGTATATGCACCTAATATTCAAACTTCCGCTTCAAAAGAAGAAGTATTCGGAATTTTAGATAAACATAGTAGAGAATTTTTTAATCGGATACAAATTGGATTTCAAAATAATCATGGTTTACGATCTACACTTAAGAGTACATAAGTATGACAGCCACATTCATATATCAGCATAAAAAAGCATATAAAGTTAGCTCAACTTGGAAAACTATAGTTGATGATATAGTATCCGGAGGAGAGCAAAGACGTAATATCTGGAGTACTTCTAAGAAAAAGTGGGTATTAGAATTTGATAAAGATTCGACAGATGTTGATGCTATACTTACATTTTTTGATGCTCGAAAAGGACGATTTGAAGCTTTTTATTGGGAGTGGCAAGCTACTCATCCCGATACTGGAAAGAATATAGGAGGGGATGGAAATACTTATTTAGTAAGATTTGAGGATGATGAATTAAATATGAAACATTTATCTATAGGATATAAACATTT